CTCGCTGATGTGTTCACGTTATGGTCCGTTACTCACACCAAGTGGCTTGCCAATGTCCTCAAATATCGTGGGCGATGAGAGCCTCAATGATCTCGCCCCCGATAACCTGTGCGCGGGGTGGGTGTTTTGAGTGTTGCTTCCCCTTCTTGTCAACGTAGGTGTACTGGTCTAGCCAGCCCACCGCGCCAGAAGCAACACGCCCGTACGCGTCCATAAGATCTTCCAGCCCGATCCCATAGACATCCCGCAGGTAATCGCTGAACGAATCCGGATCCAACACATCCGAATTCTTCACCTTATCCACGATATTTTCAACACCGCCCATTTCGTTCATCTTTGTCAACCTGACATCGAAGTGGGGTTTCATGCTCATCTCCTGAGCCGTCTCCAACAGCAAGTCCTTCACACCAGGCACGAACCGGTGCTCATATGCAGCAGAGTAGTACTTCCCTGCCATATAATCTCTGTCTCCAACCTGAGTGTTTCGATTAGCCCTCAGGTTGAGCTTGGCCAGTACGCGCCCGAACTGGGGTACGGGACGAGTTCTCACCTTGTCGCTCACATAGCGTTTCCTATAGAAAGTGCCATGATGCCGCGACGGAGGGATAAGGACCTTAGCCTGCATGCCCGCCTGGGGCACAACAATGCTGATCGCCTTCTCCATAGCCTTAACCTCCGCCTCGGGTAGGAGCCCCAAGAAATCGTCCCCGCCGTGTATGTGCGTGCTTTTTTCCACCCCCGCTAGCAAAGCCGCAGCTAGCAGGAGGGCACTTCCAACATAAGAGTTACCAGTGGTAGTGGTGGTCTCCCCGGACCACCGCTGCCCGTTGACAGTAGCCTCGATGCCATATCGAGTCCACACGCGAACACTTGTGTTTCTGGCGAACTCACGCACAAACCACGCCGGAGCCCCATGCTTCGCATAGAACATCGCCTCTCGACGGCGGAATTCCACACTCTGTGACCCATCGTTATTGGCAAAGTCGCTTTCCAACATCACGCCCGGGGCTGCATGAATCACGTCTCCCAGCTCCTCCCCGGACTTGCCGCACGCGAATACGACAACATTTCCGGTGTTGAGGGGGTTCTGGTGGCTGAGAGAAATTTTCATGCGACGTTGTAATTCCATTACAACGCAGCCAGTCAGGAGATTGTACATGTCTGTACCCTGATAGACTATACGTGGCTGAGCCCCGTGGTCCTTGAGAAGCACCTCTTGCTTCGCGAACACATGCTTCGTGTCTCCCTGGTAACTCCATTCAGCCGACTGGGATGCGGCTAGCAAGCGCTCTGCCTTGGCTGGTGAACAAGTCAACAAATACTTGTTCACCAGGTCAGAATCAACACGAATAATCTCGTGCTGAGGCACCTTGGACATGAGAAGAGCGTGTCCTTTGTCAAAATGCTCCATCGACTCCGCGGTTGGAGCATGGTCGCACCTCTTCTTCATTGCATGTGCAGTTGCGCCCGCCGTGTTGGACGGTACAGTTACCGGGACTCCCTCCAGTATCGGCCCTTTGACAACTCCCAACGAGGTGGGGGAGTCGTCCTTGACGCGGCAGATATTGGCAGTCGCTCGGATGTTCGCGAAGGCGATTTCAGAATCATATTGAGTGTGGGCATTATGCTCCACTCCATCCGGTTTAACAGATGAACGTTTCTGGTGTGCACGAGTCACCTTGGTTTTAAACTCGTGCGCCTTCTTGGTATCAATAACGATGGGGTCCATTGCCCCAAATTG